CTTCCGGGTCCACGACAGCGGTGACTTCCACTCCCTGCTCACCATCCACCTGTGGCGCACCATCGTGGACCGCTGCCCCGCCACCCGCTTCTGGTTCCCGACCCGCACCTACCTCTTCCCCCACTGGCTGCCCGCCCTCCGTCAGCTCCACGCCCGACCCAACGCCTGTGTCCGTCCGTCCGCCCTCAACTTCGGCGACGAACCACCCGCCATTCCCGGCCTCGGCCATGGCACCGTCTCCATGTCGCAGTCACTGCCCGGCATCCGCAACTGCCCGAAGACCATCTCCGGCGGCTCGTGCTCCGACCACGACTGCCGCACCTGCTGGGACGACACCGACTACGTCAACTACCTGCCCCACGGCCACGTCATCACGCCCCGTGAACGTGCCGTCCGCCTCACGATCGGAGCCACCGATGCCCGCTGACATCGTCGTCGAGGACACCATGCCCGACGACCGACAGATCCTCCTCCTCTGCCGCCTCTCCCCCTCCGACTCCGTCGTCGTCACCTGCTGGTTCGACTACGAGCAGAAGTGCGGACTCTCCGCCATCTCCGACAACAACGGCGACGACCTCTGCCTCGACCCGCTGGTCCACGACCTGCTCCTCGTCGCACTCGACCGCCGCTTCGGCCTCACCAAGTTCCTCCGTTCCTACCTCTCGGAGTCCGACCGCAGGGACGGGGACATCTACAGATCCAGTCGGCCCATCGACTGGGACACCATCGCCAAGGAAAGGAGGTCCGACACCGATTGAAGCGCGAGACATCGAACCCTTTACGACTCATCAACCCTGTCACCGTCTACATCCTCATCATCCTGTACAACGTACTGTGCTTCCTCTCATCCTAACGAGACAACCATGATCCACGGATACAACGAACTCTCCATGCCCGTCACCTCCGAACAGATCGACAACGCCTCCGGTCTCCGGGAGCGGCTCACCCTCCTGGCCTCCATCGTCGGTCCGCTCCAGCCCCATCTCCAGCAGTGCATCCGCAACGCCGAGATCGAGCGCTCCTCCCTCGACCACTACAAGAAGCAGGTCGAGGACCTCCGCTCCTCCCTCGCCGCCATGCTCCGCTGCGAGATCCGCAACACGGTGCAGACCGAGCTCGACCACCGCGTCGGCTCGTTCATCCACGAGGACAACCTCACCGAGCGCATGATCGACGAGATCTCCAACAGCCGCCGCATCCGCTCCGAGATCGGGGAGGTCGCCCGCCTCGCCCTCGACCTCGACGACCTCAAGGAAGACGTCAAGTCCGACATCGAGCGCGAGCTCGACGACAAGATCGAGGACGCCATCTCCAACTTCGACTTCGGCGACATCCTCGACGACCACGCCCGCACCATCGACGCCGGAGTGTCCAAGCGTCTGGCCGAGGAGATCGGCGACGACCCCAGCCACCCGCTCATCAACGCCATCGTCTCCGCCCTTGTCCTCCGTCTCGCCAACAGCTGACCGCACCGCAGGGGCGATGCGACCGCCCCTCACCCCCACTGATCCCATGAACGACAACATCACCGTCTCCCGTGCGACCATGCACATCCTCGTGGCCTCGTCCATCTCGGGCTGGGCCCTCGCGTTCTTCCTGATCGGAGTCCTTCTCGGAGGTGCATCCCGATGACCGTCAAGCCCCCCGCAAAGAACCATCCGTGGCGCAAGCAGGCACCACGCTGGACCCACAACGTCCAGCACATCCGCCTCGCCTTCCCGCCCTTCACCGACACCGTCCACCACGAGAAGCTCGTCGCCCTCCACCGCGACCTCGTCGAGCTCCTCGCCAAGCACGACCTCCCGTCCGAGCCCTCGTACACCGGGTTCTACCGGGCCAACGCCGACTGGGACAACATCGACCGTCCCACCGACTGCGTCAACCACTGCGACCGTGGGTCCAACGCCGACGGAGTCGACAATGAACCCTGAACCCACCAACCTCAACGACCTCGCCGCCATCGCCCGCACCACCAAGTCCGCCCACTACCGACGCGCCCTCTCCACCGCCACCTCCGAGATCGAGTTCCTCCGCGCCGAGCAGAGGTTCCAGCGGGACCGCATCCGGTACCTCGAGGGCAAGCTCGGCATCGACATCCCCGCCGAGTACGCGGACGAGCGGACCAAACTGAGGGCCCGCATCAAGGAACTCGAGGGCATGATCGACTGGCACATCGACATGGTGATCGGCGACGCATGGCTGTGCCGCATCGAGGGCAGGTTCGAGGACATCGACCTGCTCCTCGGCAACGCCGTCGGCAAGGAGATCCAGGCCTACGAGATCGACACCTCCCACCACGAGAACACCCATGAGTGAACCCACCAACGCAGAGCGGGCCGAACGTGCCCGCAACGCCCTCGCCGCCTACATCGACAACCTCCCTCGAGAGCGAGCCCGCCTCGAGGAACCCGACATCGCCTGCCTCATCGACCTGATCGCCGACTCGATGCACCTCTTCGGACACGAGGCCGTCACGAACGCCTTCAACGTGGCAACCATCCATCACAACGCCGAGCTCATCGAAGACGAGGAGTCCGAGTGAACCTGCCCGTCTTCCCATCGCACCCCGACTGCCGCACGTGCGGCCGATGGGAACTGGTACCCCGGAACCCCGGCGTCCCCACCACCCGGTGGGGATTGCCGGGACCGGACGCTCCCGTCCTCGTCTGCATCGGCCCCGCCCCCGGATACCACGAACACACGCACAACGAACCCTTCGTCGGCAAGCCCGGTCGCCTTCTCCGCGACATCCTGCTTGCCGAACTCTCCACTCTGTGTACCATCTACGGCACGTACCTCGTGCGCTGCGGACCGGAGCCGGACGCCAAGGCCCGCGACTACAAATCCTGCCACCCCCACTGGTCCTCCGACCTGGCCGCCATCCTCGCCGCCCACCCGTGTTCCCAAATCCACATGCTGCTGCTCGGTGCCGACGCGGCCACCCAGTTCCACCGCCTGCTGCTCTCCACCCGGTGCTCCCATAAGGACGCGATGGCCCGCAACGGCAAGCCCGTCACCACCCTCGGCCGCGAACTCCTCGTGTTCTCCACGCTGCACCCGGCCGCCATCCTCCGCAACAACTCCCTCATTCACACCGTCGAGGATCACATTGAGCTCCTCATCTCCACCGTCCGTGGCTGCGCCCCGATCCCGACCGACCCCGACATCCAGCCACCCCGATCCCCGCACCATCAGCCTTGACATCGAGACCTATGGCATCACCAGGTTCACCGCAGCCGGACGACTCCTCCCCGAGCAGACCGTCTTCCATCCCGCCCGATCGGTCGACGCCGACGGATGCCCCGTCCGTGACCTTGTTCAGACCGTTTCCGTCACCGTTGCCCGTGCTGATGTTCAGCTGGCCGACCTCCGTCCCGGACCAACCTTCGTCTTCCAGCTCCACATCCCCGCCCACCGACGGCACCTCGCCCGATGGCTCGGCCACGCGCACACCATCCTCGGGATGAACCTGCAGTTCGACCTCCTCTACCTCCGATCCCAGCCCGACCTCCGCTTCCATCTCGGCCATCAGGTCCTGGTCGATCTCTCGGTCCTCAACTACCTTCACTCCGAGCTCCGACCCGAACGCTCCCTCAAGGCGCTCGGTCCCATCCTCGGGACCCATGCCTACCCGAAGGAGCAGCTCGACCGCACCAAGAGATACCACGATGCACGAGATCCCCAGCTCCATCGGTACAACGCAGCCGACACCCACAACACCCTCCTCGCCTGCGCCGAACTCGCCCGCCGGATCCGCGCCGACTACCCCGGCACCGACAAGCTCTCCCCCGAGTGCATCACCCACTACAGCGACACCGTCTGGACAGTGGTACGCATGTCGGAAGCAGGGGTGCCCATGGATCGGGCTGGCCTACTACAGCTGGAGCAGGACGTTCTGTCCCGCATGCGGGACCTTGAGGTCTCTGCCCAATCCCAGGGACTGATCCTCTCCGGCAAGGGCTCGGCCCAGTCGAAGCTGGCCCTCATGCAGGAGGCCTGCACCCACATCGAGGCCACGCACCCGGACCTCCGATCGCACCCCCTCTTCCAGCTCACCGAGGCCAAGCGCGAGATCGCCGTCAACGACGTGAACCGCCAGCTCTTCCTCTCGCACCAGCTGCCCGACCACATCAAGTCCCGGCTCGAGCTGCTCGGCACCTACTCCTCGCAGCAGAAGCTCCTGTCCTCCTACCTCTTCCCGCTCCTGCGCCACCAGCGCATGGACCCGGCCAACAAATCCTCCCGCCTCATCGCCCGGCCCGGCGGATCAGTGGGGGTCTCCTATCCCACGTGGTTCGTCACCCCCACTGCATCGAAGGACGGAGCCGGAGGCGAGGGCGGAACCCTGCAGGGGCGCATCACCTGCAAGAACTTCCGGCACCAGACCGACCCCGACGAGATCAAGAAGCACTACCGCAGCCGCTGGCCCCACGGTCACATCGTCGGCTACGACCTGTCGCAGATCGAGATGGTCGTGGCTGGCCTGCTCTCCGGCGACGAGGCCCTGTGCTCGGCGTTCTCCGCCGAACCCCCGCTGGATCTGCACACCAGCCGTGCGACGCAGGTGTTCGGGCCCGACATCGTGAAGGACCCCGACTTCAAGAAGGTCTACCGCCAGGCCGCCAAGGGTGCCAACTTCGGCGATCTGTTCCGGGCCGGGGCCGCCACGCTGCAGACCCAGGTGTTCAAGATGACGGGCGTCGTCGTGCCGATGACGATCTGCGACAACATCGTCCGCACCCGTGCATCATCCCGGCCCGGCCTGTGGTCCTGGCAGGAGCGCCTCATCAAGGAGACGAGGGCCGCCGGGTACGTGGCGCTTCCGTTCATCGGACAATCCCGGCGCTTCATGGGCGGCGACGCATACGACGTCTCCGAGATCGTGAACATGCCCATCCAATGCACCGCCGGGAACGTGCTGCTCCGCATCCAGCACCACCTGCACGGGACCCTGCCTTCGATCAACGCCGCCGCCCCCGACATCCTCATGTTCCTCAACGTGTACGACGCGATCTACTTCGACTGCCGCTCCGACGCAGCCGTTGACCGCCTCGACATCCTGTTCCGTGACGCCTTTGACCACGTGACAACCGTTGGCTACTGGGGTAGACTGTGCGCCAAGCTGGGTCGATCCGTTCCGATCCGCTACGAACGCACCATCTACACCTGAACCATGCCCGAAACCCTGCAACCCAACCACCGCCGGATCATCGCCCTCCTCAACAAGGGACACAACGCCGCCGAGGTGGCCTCCATGGTGGACATCTCCCGCAAGCGCGTGTTCGACCTGGCCCGCCGCCACGGCGCCCCGACCAACCCGATCGTGAAGCCGGGCGGACGGATCGAGAAGCAGATCGTGAACGCATCCCGCGTCCTCACGATCCCCGAGATCGCGTCGGCCTTCCGCATCGCCGAGTCCCGGATCAAGGAGATCCTGTCCCGGGTCGACCGCACCACGAAAGCCACCCTTCGGTGAAGCGCAGCTGGACCATCCTGCAGGACGACCGGGAGAAAACACCCCTCCTGTTCCCCTCCAACATGGTCATGCTGGACGACGCCCACCTCCCCTGCGAACGCCGATCCTGCACCGTTTCGCTCACGGTCGCCAAGAAACGCCTGCCCACGGGGGACTACGCCCTGGAAGGCTTCGAGTCCCGGGTCCTGATCGAGCGGAAGAAGCACCTGCCGGAGCTCTTCGCGAACCTGCTCACCCCCACTGGTCGGGAGCGGTTCGTCAAGGCCTGCGACAGGCTGCGATCCGAATGCGCCCATCCGATACTCATCCTCGAAGGCACCATCGGCCACCTCGTCAGGACCGCCCGGGCCCAGCTCGACGTGGATCCCTGGCTGGTGGTCGACGCACTTCACCGCATCTGCCTTGAACGACGAATCCAGATCCTCTACCTTCCAGCCGCAACCCCCGAGCAACGCAGATCAGTGGGGGAGGAAGTCGCGAGACTCCTGATCAACGGAGCCCTGACCCATGCCGAACACCCCGCTTCAGACGTTCCGGACAGTTGAGCCCGCCAACTACGGCTTCGGCGCTTCAGCCACCATGGCCTCGCGCCCCTTCGTCCTCTCGTGGATTCGTACACCTACGTTCACATCGAGTGGCGGGGCCACGGGCACGGTTACTAACGCCGCCAGCACCGCCACCACCACCAACGGCCTAGGATGGAACGACGGTGGTCCCACCACCACGGTAAGTGGGACCCCTCCGACGCAGGTGAACCCGCTCTTGAACGCAGATCGCTGCTTGCCGTGGGTGGCCCGGAGCATGGAGCACATCTATCCGGTCAAGGTTCCCAACGCCTACGACCGCATCTACATCTTCCCGATGTACTGCATCGAGGCACGTGCTGGCGCCTCCATTTCCGCAACCATAAGTGGTGCGTACCTCGGATCGTCGGCCATTCCGTTTGGACTGATCCCCGAGACGCGGGGATACACGACCACGGGCAAGGCGGATCCTCTTCTCTCCCGGCTTCCGGACGATCTGCTGGATCCTTTCATCGCGGCGAATCCGATCGAGCCCAGCGGAGCAGCTGCTGTGTCGAGCCTTCCGAGCACCAGGACCAATGGCTTGTGGACCACGCTGCCTCCGTACAGCGCCAACTTCACGACCTCCAATGTCGCCAACGCCAACAGCGAAAGTCTACCTTCGCACATCGCGCGGTCAACCTCCACCGCCAACGGAAAGCTTGGAGCAGCCTACAACTTCCCGGTGGACATCTCCATCTCCAAGGCTGGTATAGGCGCAATGACCGCCGCCAATGTCCAGGTAGCAACTGGGCCAGTGATCGTGGGCTTGGGTCTCGAGTTCCAGATCCTGGGTTGCGAGGAGATCGTGCTGTCCCCGGTTGTCGGACCCGGATCCTTCAACTGGACTGTTGCTACCGCTGGTGACAAGTTCCGGATCCACTGGTTCATGATGGGCGTGTTCCTGGGGTGAAACATGACCGAAGAATCGAAGCGCAACTCGCAGCTGGTCGCGTCGTGGGCGCAGTTCGTGGCGATCTGCATCGGCATCGGCACCATCCTGGTGTACGTGGGCCGCAAGGACGCGCAGCTGGCGACCACCACGGAGCAGGTCGTCGAACTTCAGAAGATCGTGACCGACCTCGCGAAGACGCAGATCGTGTCCACCCTGAAGGACGAGCATCAGAGCGAGCAGATCAGGGACCTGTTCGACCGTGTCACCAAGCTTGAGGGATTCAGACGATGAAGGCATCCTGGCGTACAACCTCTGCGGGCATCGCGGCCATCCTCGTGGCCGTCGGCACCGCGCTCACCGCTCTCACCGACTCCGATCCGACCACGCTGCCCGACTGGGGCGCGGTCATCGCCGCCGTCATCGCTGGCATCGGCCTGATCTTCGCCCGCGATGAGAAGGTGTCGAGCGAGCAGGCAGGGGTCAAGTGACGTGCTCGACCGGATCATCGCGCAGATCGCCCTCGCGCTCTTCTCGTGGCTCGAGCGCCGCATGGAGCGTGGCACCGTGGCGGTCGATGCTGAGCTGGATCGCGCTCGTCTCCGTCGTGCTGGTTCTCGCATCAATGATTGGCTGCGCTCGGACGGTGCTGGTCCCGGAGGGAAGCCCGATCCGCGTGGGCCCGGATGCCAAGGCACGGGTGTATGCGCGTGTCGACGGCGAGTGGCGCCTGAGCCAGAACAAGGTCGAGATCCCTGAAGGCTGGTACATGGTGCCTCCTTCGTTCGTCGACGATGACCCCCTGCCCGGCGATGCCTAGAGCCCGGAACAAGATCCGGCTTGATTCGGCGGTGCCCGGGGACATGGGCGTCCGCTGGTGGACCACGGGCGAGGTGGCCCGTCACTTCGGCGTTGCGACTCGAACCGTCTCGAAGTGGATAGACTCGGGGATCATGATCGGAATCAGGTTGCCGAAGTCCAGGGAACGGCGGGTGCACCCGAACGCCATCCGGGAGTTCGAGGCCTGGTACGGATTCGACAAGGCCAGGGGTTCCCGGAAAGCCGGGGGCTGACGTGTGGACACACGCTACAGCCGCAACCCTGCCGACCATCTCGGCTTCCTGATCTGGTGGTGCAGGGACACGCAGCGCAAGGGCCGCTTCCTCCGGTGGTCCCACGAGGAGCTGCTGGCCGAGGCCTACATCCAGGCCCACCGCCTGCTCAACTCCAACTTCGACCCGTCCAAGTCCACGGTCGTGACGTTCCTCAAGGCGTTCCTGTGGGGAGCCGTGCACTACTCGTACTGGAAGAGCCACGGGTTCCGGTTCACCGGGAACGGGGTCGCGCCGAAGGTGCCCTTGACAGATCTGGTAGATTGTGAATATGTTGCCGTCGACGAGACCCCTGTGTTCAGGCACGAGCTGCCGGACCTGACCGACGAGGAGTGGACCGTTGTGAGGATGAGGTGCGACGGGTACACCATGACCCAGATCGCCTCGGTGCTCGGACTGAAATCCCCCCAGTCCGTGTACAACCGCCTCGTGAAGATAAGGGGGAAGTTCATGACAGGAGACGAAGATGCCCCCCGAGACGATCCCGACCCCCCTCCCGACTGACCACGGACGCAGCGCCCGCATGTACCTCGAGACCGAGGGACTGATCGCCCGCGTCCCCTCCATCCGCTCCTCCGACTACAGCTCCGCCCTCTCCGATCCGTTCGGCTACTACCTGCGGCGACGCCTCGGCCTCACGCCCGCGCTCTCGTACTCGGAGGCCCTGTCCCGGGGCTCGTACTTCCACACGCTGTTCGCGCTCTACGACCGCGACGACCGCTGGCAGATCTTCAAGCGGCAGTGCGAGTCGCGCATCGCCGAGATCAACCAGATCTGCAGGGATCTCCGCATCACGGAGACCGCACGTGCCGACGCCGTGCAGAACGAGCGCATCGACCAGGCCTACGCATCAGCGTGGTACGACGCCTTCGAGAACCTGCCCTGCCTCAACAAGGACAGCGCACTCGACATCCTGTCGGACAACTTCGTCAAGCTGGGCGCCGAGCTCCGGCTGACGTGGATCGACGAGCGGTTCCCGAAGACCCGGCAGGTGGCGCAGTTCGACCTGCTGCTCCTCAACCGCAAGACCAACAAGCTGTGGATCGTGGACGCGAAGACGACCGCCGCACCCCCACTGATCAGGTTGTCGACGGTGCGCGAGGAGTTCCAGACGCAGCACTACCTCCATGCGCTCGAGTGGTTCCGGGACCGTGGCCTGCTGTCGCGCGAGTACCCGCAGGTCCCGGCGGACGCGGAGATCGGTGGCATGATGCACGTCGCCATCCTCAAGCCGTCGATCCAGTTCGGCCAGGCGGACCGCGACTTCCACTGGGAATCCGAGGGCAAGCGCACGGGCGTGTCCGGGCGCATCATGAGGACGCCAGTCACCCTGCAGTCCCGGGGGACCCACGTCATCAAGTGGACCGCCAACGCGCCGTACCTCGAGCCGTTCTGCGGCAGCGTGGACGAGTGCCTGCAGGAGCTGCACGAGCGCACGGGCAAGAAGCCGGAGCGCGTGTACCAGGGCGAACCATCCCTTGCCAACTATGTACAGCGGTGTAGCCGCTGGTACAAGGGCGAGGGCGAGTACCTCGACAGGGCGCCTGACTTCGACAACGATCCACCTATCAACATTTCGTACACCCACGCATCGACAATGCTTGACAAGGATTGGAGATTGTCCTATCTTGATCGCGTTGCCATGATCCATGACCTGGCAACAAGAGAGGCAAACCCATGCAACTTCCTCAAGAACATCGACGCATTGCGGATGGGATCGAAGCTGGCGAACTTCAGTCCGTTCTACCTGACGGAGCCGAAGGACTGGCCGATGCTGGTGCAGGCTCAGCACTTCCTGATCGCGCACCGCGACGGAGGCGATCTTCCCGCAAGTCCGGAACCGCACGAGTTCGAGGGACTGATCGAGAGCCTCGAGCCCGAGCGCCTCACGTGATGTTCCACGACGAGTACGTGCGGCTGGTGATCAAGCCCAAGGTCGACATGATCCTCGAGGATGGCGTCGACTCCATCGGCCAGCTCACCGCCCGCTTCAACGAGACGTTCGAGTGCAAGGTCTCCAAGTCCCGCATCGCCGAGTGGCTCAAGCTCCTCGGGTACCGGGTCACCCGCGTCGTGCACATCGCGCGGCCCGAGCGCAACCGCCCGCAGCCCCAGCAGGAGCCACGGATGCAGGAGCGCGAGGAGTTCAGGACCGAGCACCGCCAGATGCAGTTCAACTACCCGGCGCCACAGGGCGTGTTCAGCAACGTGGTCATGCCGGGATTCCAGGAGTAGAAAGATGACCGTGACGACACAGGCAGGAAGGTTGCCGCAGCAGCGGTACTCGAACCTCGGCTTTACCGGGGTCAAGATGATCCATCCGCCGGAGAAGCTGTTCGGCCTGATCTGCGGCCTGCCCGGCGAGGGCAAGTCCCAGTTCATCCACAGCCATCCGGACTCGTGGGTCTGCAACATGGACTGCACCTCGAGCATGGGCGATCCGCAGGCCACGATCTGGCCGGGCATCAACCAGCAGGGCCAGCCCATCGACGTCACCGGGGAACCACTGGTGCTCACGTGGGAGGCGGTGCAGGCGAAGATCGACCTGCTGTGCAGCCTCGCCAAGAACAACCAGCCCCGCCCCGCCACCGTGTTCTTCGACTCGCTCGGCACGTGGATCCCGCTCCTCAAGGACTGGATCACCCGCTCGAACGACAAGAAGGACTGGCGCGAGATGGACGGACGACGCTCGTGGGACCAGCTGTACGACATGGTGATCGACACGTGCCTCACGCTGCGGCGCTACGGCTACGGGGTCTACATCATCTGCCACGTCGTGAACGCCAAGATCCCCCTGGGCGACGACAAGTACGTGTTCAAGCCCGAGCTCACGATCACCGACGGCTTCTACAAGCGGCTCTACCCGCTGTTCGAGATGGTCGCCGCGATCTCGGCCGACTGGGTCACCGAGCAGCGCGAGGTACAGCAGCCACCGATCGTCAAGGACGGCAAGACCGTCGTCCTCAAGCCGAAGGTGGTCACCGAGAAGCGCAAGCGCCACATGTTCTCGGTAGACTCCGAGACCCTGTCCGGCATCACCAAGCACCGCGTCAAGATGGACGCCGAGTTCGAGCTCCCCGAGACCGGGGGCTGGGCCGAGTTCGTCCGCCGATACACCAACCAGACCAGCGCGTAACGCTGGTACACCTTTCAGTCAGGAGAAGTCAGCCATGGCAAATCAGAAGATCAGCGCAATGTTCGCAGCCCAGAAGCAGGCGTTCGGTGACGCCAACCCCGACACGGGCGTCGGCGGTCTCGGCGAGTGGCCAGCCGAGGGTGAGCACGACTGCTACGTCCTCGCCCTGGAGATCAACGAGAAGGCGACCTACCGCTTCAACACCGACCAGGGCCAGCAGGTCGAGCTTGCGGCCACCGAGTTCCGGTTCCGCTACCAGCTCCTCAACGACGAGACCAACCCGGACAGCCCGCTCGTCTGGGGCGGCGCACCCTTCACGTTCCCCGAGAACGCCGGGGCGGTGACCGCAGAGGGCCGTCGCATGGGCCTGCAGATCGAGCGCAACCGATTCTGCGGACATCTCAGCACCCTCCTTGGAAGCAAGGTCGGAACCGCTGATGGTCTGGACATCGCGACCGCCATCGAGAAGGCGCTCGAGACCCTCGGCTCCAACAAGCAGGTGGTGGCCACCGTCCGGTGCCAGTACCGCAAGGGCAAGGGCAACAGCGCCTCCAAGGTCTACAAGACGGAGTTCCTCAACAAGCTCCTGTCCGAGGCCTGAACCAAGCACCCCCACTGATCGAGGGGGTGGGGCCCACAAGCTCCACCCCCTCCACCCAGTACACTTCTCCATGCCGGGGTGCCGAGAGTGCATCTTCGCTTGCCTTATCGGAACCAAGCGGTTGTCTCCCTTGGACGCGAAAGATGGATCGGTCCCACGAGCTCTCGGCCCCCTACATGGAATGCCCGACGGAGTGCCGCCTGGCCTCCCTCGGGAGAACTACCCGGCTTTGGGTGTCCCCCTTGCCGTTGCGGTTGATGTTCTCTGGTTTCAAGAGCCTTGGGGTGGTCGCTCCCTGTCCCCCTAAAGAGATCAAGAACGCCTTCACCCTCAACGTGCGGGGGACACCCAGCCTCCTCTCGTACCCCGGGTCCAGGCACTGGCTGGTTGCGACGTTCGCCATGCCGGAAGGGTCCACACCCGAAGACCCTTTCGCTGGCGAGCCACCCCACCATCGCGTGGATGGGGTGGATGCCCGACTCATCCTGACCCTCAGTTCGAGAGGTCTGGCGTATCTGGCCAACGTCGATATCGGACGTTCCTCGTTGACCCACATGGCGGCCAGGGTCCTGGATCGTGAGCCCGATTCCAGGATCCTGGTCCGTCTGCTTCCACGCTACGCCAAGGGCGCGGTCCGCTGGTTCCCGGAGCACCGGGCATTCCAGTTCTGGGCCGCCATCTAGTAGCCCTGGAACGACTGCATCCCGGTCTCCTGGGCCGCCGCCTGCTGCTGCTCCGCCGTCAACGGAAGCGCGTTGATGCGACGGGCCTCCGCCCGCTGACGGGCCGTGTTGGCGCCCGTGATGGCTTCCTCCGCCAGCCCCAGGTTGGCCGCCCGTCCGGACGCCATCTGCTGGAACAACGGCCTCTGCTCCGGCGGCATGCGGTCCAGGATGCGCTCGGTCCGGCTGACCAGCCTGTTCTCCATCGCCGCATCCAGCTGGTCCTTGCTGATCGTCAGGTCCATCCCGTACCGCCGCTTGAACTCGGCCTTGATCGACTGCATCTTCGGGATCTCGTTGCTCAGCAGGGCCGCAATCGCCCGCCTCCGGTACTCCACGATCTGCTCACGGTTCTTCAACAGGTACCCGTCGAAGTCCGCCGTCTGCTGGAACTGGCCCATGTCCACGCCCAGCTGCTTCGCGAAGATCATGCCCGGGCTCTGGTAGTCGATCAGGGTTCCATCGGCCTTGTAGACCGCGACCATGCCCTCCGGGGTCCGTTGCTTGAAGTCCACATACGTCTTCTGCAGCGCACCCGGCAGCCCGAACAGCGGACTCTCCGGCAGGTTCTGGCTCAGGTTGAGGGCCCGCGAGATCGCGATACCCCCCGGCACCAGTCTCGGGATGTTGTTCTGCAGGAGCTCCCGCTGCCCGGGGTCCAGCGCACCGCGCACGATGTTCATCGGGATGTCGACCACCGGGGGAATCGGGATGTACTCGTTCCCCTCCTGGAAGAACCTATCGCCACCGACCACCTGCGTCAGGCTGGCCCCGAACAGACCCGGGCTCAGGTCCACCCCGAACGTGTTCTTCCCCACCTCGTAGAAGATCGCGCTGGTGCCCATGCCCCTGATGAAGTCCTGCGTGATTCCCTTCAGCGCACCCCGGTCTCCGAGCCGTGCGCTCTGGTACGTCAGCGCCGTCGCACTCCGCAACGGGAAGCTGAGGAACTGGCGGAACAGCGGGTTGTTGCCGACGCGGCCCAGCGGTCCCACGCCCTGGAACGCCAGCGGCGTGTTCAACGTGTTGCCGCCGAACTGCGTGGCGCTCACCATCTCGTCGACGTCGCCGAGCATCCTGTAGTAGTCCGCGCTTCCCCGCGACACGTTCCGTCCTGCGGCCCGGTACGCATTCTCCACCGAGTGCGCGGCCACGCTGCGGTTCAGCCACTCCGCCTTCTCGAACAGCTTCATCGGGTAGTCGAAGAAGTACGACTCCTTCTTGGCTACGTTGCCCAGCGCATCGCCCTTGTACGAGATCGTGTCCAGCGTCGAGAACGTGTCCCTTCCGATCTGGATCAGGTTCTCTCCGTCCACGTTCGAGTACTTGAAGTGCTTGTTGATCAGCTTCAGGTGCTCGTCGTCCGTGAGCGCCCGGAACCCGTACTTCCCGACGCGCTCGCTCATGTACCCGCCGAGCTCCTTGAACGCCTGCGTGTATCCCTTCAGCACGTTCCCGAGTCCGCCATACGTGCTCGCCAGCAGCAGCGGCTGCATCATGTTCATCGTCACGGACGCCAGGTTCAGGCCCAGGTGCGTCACGTAGAAGTACTTCGCCAGCGCACCGCTGATGCTCTTGGCCTCTCCGAACGACAGCTCCGCGTTTGCGACCTCGTCCAGCCTTCTGTACAGCCCCTGGCCCCAGCTGCCCGCACCCTTCATCGCCTTGCCGATCCCGGAGTCCAGCATCGCGCGGATGCCCTCCTTGCCCTTGATCAGCGCCATGTGCGTGGCCACGTGCTCGACCTTCTGCACCCCCACTGATTGGCGCAGGATGACCTCCAGGGCCTCCTTCGCGAACCGATCCTCCAGCAGGAAGTGCTGGTCGTGCAGCACCTGCGCCAGGCTGGTGCGGCCGTCCATGCCCGGGTTCGTGACCCGCGAGTCCGCCAGGGCCTTCAGCTTCTCCGGCTTCGCCGTGCCGAGCACGTCCTTGATCCGCTGCTCGAGGCGCGGCAGCTGGTCCGTCGTCTGCACGTACAGCGCATGGCTGACCCCGGTGTCCCGAAAGTAGCGGCTCAGCGACTCCTGCGTGTTGATGCGGTACGTCCGGGCCACGTCGCCACGGTCCTGGATCTTCCGGATCCGCGCCCTTGTCTTGTTCAGCAGCTTGTCCCCCTCCTGGGTGCGGCCGAACATCGTCAGCACATCCTCGAGATCGTCGGGATCCCACTGCCCGGACGCCGACCGCCTGCTGATCGAGGCCCCGGTCGCCACGAGCGCACGGCTCCTGCGCTGCTCCATCAGCGCGGCCGCGTTCGTCGTGCCCTTCAGGTCCACCAGGTTCCTCGGCATGTAGAACTCGGGCTGCGCCTCGATGACGTCCTTCACCATGGCGCGGAACTGGTCCACCCCCACTGCTCCGGAGCGCACGGCCTCGGCCATCTCGGGCCCCAGCAGCATCGCCGACACCTCGACGCCGCTGCCCTTCATCGCGCTCTTGTCCGAGAGCCCGTACCGGAGGCCCTGCCAGATGCGGAGGATCTTCTGCTCGTCCGCCTCGAAGACCCCGGTCCGCTGGAACACGTCGTCCTTGCCGAACAGCCGGGCCCGCCTCTGCTGCTGGGCCTGGCGCATCGCATCCCGCAGCTCCAGCAGTCCCATCCTGCCCAGCTCCGCGTCCATGTCCAGGGCCACGTACCGGGGCCTTGCCTTCTGCACCACCTTGAGAACCCCGTTCTTCACCACGGGGATCTTCTCCACCAGGTCCCGGTCGAATCCGTTCAGCGAGACCCACAGCGCGTGAGCCGCCCGCTTCACCTGGGCCTTCTTCGCTGGATCCGCGATACGCTCGAAGTTCAGCGTGTCCACGCCCATGCGCTCGAGCGACTTCCGCAGCGGTTCCGCCACGGACGCCATCATCTCGCGCTCCATGGTGTCGACGCCCTTGGTGAACGCCTGCACCGCCGGGGTCAGCGCCGTGCCCTGGAACTTCTGCATCGGCGCCAGCATTCCCAGCGCCGAGTGGAGACCGCCCTGCTCCTTCACGAACGGACTGAACCGCTCGCCCAGGTCGAAGATGGCCTTGCCCGTCCGGCTCAGGGCCTGCCCGGCCACCGGGCTCGTGACCGCCATCAGCAGCACGAACGGATTGGTGACCACGTCCACCACCGAGTCCGTGATCGCGTTCCTTCCGATCCGGTCCTTCAACCGATCGGTGAACAGATCGCGCTCCTTCGGCGTCAGGGTGTCGACGTCGACCAGCGTCTGCAGCGCACCCTTGACGGTGAGCTCGTTGTCGAGGGCCTGCGTCAGCAGCAGCGACGGCTTCTCGTAGCTTGCGAGCTGCTCGAACGGAAGTGCCATCGGGATCTGGCTCATGTCCTAAGTATCTCCGAAACAAGAAGAGGCCACCCATTCGGATGGCCCCTTCCGGAGGTAGAAAGATGCTTGTTTCAGAACGTGCTCCGCCACCGGATCCGCACGTTGATGCTGCCTGCGACTCCCGCGAAGTCCCCGCTGTTCAACAACCACAGGGCGCTTCCCGAAGGCACCAGGTTGTTCTGGGTGCTCACCGTGAACCCGCTCGTGGTCCCGGTCTCCGCCAGAACCGGATACGACCCCCCGGTTGTCAGCGCCAGTCCCGTCGTCACGTCGACCTGTCCCGTCGGCGGGCTCGCGTAGTTCGGGACCGTCGTTCCGGGAACCGCCACCACCTTCGTGGTCAGGTTCTGGTTGACGGAGTCCTCCACATACACGCCCACCGAATCGACCACGATGTTCCTGTCCGGAAACAACACCGGATACTTGCCGTGGTTCGGTGCATGCACCGTCACGCTCGTGACCTGGAAGTCCCCCGGATAGTACCGGGACACCAGCGGGATCTGTCCGGCCACGGTCGCCTCCGATCAGAGCTGGCTGCGGTACCGGATCTGGATGGAACCGCGCTCGACGCCCGTGAGCGAGATGCTGGCGACCCACCAGATGGTGGAGCCAGCCGGGACCAGGTTGTTGACCGGAACACCGTTTGACTTCACCAGGTCGAACCCGGAGGTGACGCCACTGATGTACCGATTGCTTGGTCCTCCGGAGACAGGAGACCCACCCGTCATCGCGATGGCGGTGGTGACGTTGAACGTCGTGCCCGTCGAGTTGCCGGAAACGTACGTCGGAGAGGCGTTGTCGGTGACATACGCCACACGCAGGTTGGTGGTGCTGTCCGGGCCGTCATTGATCGTGACGATCACCGAGTCGATGATCAGGTTCCGATCTGCGTACAGCATGACGCACGAGCTCGCCATGGCCTGGTAGATCGGGAATGTCACCGTCGCGAAGTCGTTGGGGTAGTACTTGGTGTCGAGCGGGATCTGTCCGGCCATGGGTCACCTCATTGGGAGTCTACGAGAGCCTGTACGATATCGGGAGAATCGGGGTTTGCCTGGGGGTTTCCAAAGCCACCTGTGGCCATCTGGTACGCGACGCTCTCGAGGAAGTCGCTTCGCTGCCCGCCACCGATCACGACCGCGCCCTGCGGCAATGTCCTTCCGACCAGCAGCTGGTTGTACAGCTGGGGGTTCGCGGCCGCCAGCCGCATCATGTTGTCGGCCATGGCCCTCTGGAGCCGCTGGGCCTTCATCGCCTGGGCCGCCTGGTACCTCTGCCTCTTCAGCTCTTCCTTGATGTCCCGGTCGTACCCGGTGAACTCCTGCTTGACCGCGCTGCCCAGTCCCTGCGCGATGTCCACGCCGAACAGCGCCGTCGGAACACCGACACCGAGGCCGACCATCGGACTGCTGAAGTCGAGCCCAATACCCTTGGCTCCTCTGCCGACCTTACGGAGCGGATCCACCAGGCCCGACAGTCCCTTGAACGCCGACGCCGCGATGCGACTCATGGCTGCACCTCGATCCACTGGTAGCTCTCGTTTCGTTCCGCCATCCGTTCCGCCACCTTGCGGTCCACGATGGTCGCGATCCCGATCACGCTCTTGCCCTCGTCGGCGAGGTACCTGGACCACACGAAGCTGCGATCCTTCCTCCGCAACCGCGCCGACTTGCTGAGCTCCCACAGGAACCTGCGGACATGGGCCTTCGCCTTGAGCTCGCGACCCTCGACCACCATCGGTTCCCGGGTCACGTTGAGCAGCACCCCCACTGACCTGGATTCAGTGGGGGTGATCTTGACCAGGCCGAACCCACGTGCGTTGTGGGACTCGACCAGGTCGTGCGAGAGCTGCTTCACGTCGTCGAGCTGCGTCATCCGTACCTCGCCATCATCTCCTCGATGCTCGGGCGACTGGGCTGCGCCAGTGCTCCGAGCGAGGCCCGGTTGGCCTGGATCAGCGAGTTCATCGCCATGTCCTGAGTGTACTGCTGATTCATCTGGTCAAGCTGCTGCTGGCGCTGGATCGCCGCAAGGTCCACCATGCGCTGCATCTGACGGACCTGCTCCCGCCCGGCCAGCTCGCCCTGTGCGCCCTGCCCGACCGCGCTCAGGGCCTCGAGTGCGCGGAGCCTGCGCTCGTCCGCCGCATCCACGGTTCCCTGCTTTGCAAGGTCGAGAAGCTGGTACGCCGCGAACGCGCCGAACAACGGGCCCAGGAACCGCATCGCCCCGCCAGCTGCGCCAGCCGCGCCCATGCCGCCGCTCCCGGTGATCGACGCCAGCCGCTTCCTGAGAGCCGCGACCCCCTTGCCCTTGCCGAGCCCGGTCTGCATCGGGCCCTTCTTCCAGGGACCAGCCTTGGCCTTCGGAGCAGGTGCACCCCCACTGGTCGCAGGTGCCGGAGCCGGAGCACCAGCGGGCGCCGGAGCACCGGGAGCCGTCGGCCCAAGAACGTCGCGCAGGGTGCCCTTCGGAGCGGGTGCCGCAGGCGCCGTAGCTGGAGCCGTCGCTGGTGCAGGAGCCGCCGCAGCCGCTGAAGCCGGAGCAGGTACGTTCGTCGTGCCGGGACGCTCGGCGATGATCTTCGCCGCAAGTTCGTTGCGAGCAGTTCGCTGAGCCTCGGTGGCCTTCCTGTATGACGAACCGTACTTGGCCTTGTCGGCACCTACGGCAGCGCCCCACGCCTTCTTCTCGGCGTCGGTCATCTCGACACGGTCCGTCTTACCCGTCGTCGAACCACGTGGTGCTCGCTTCTCCAGCTTGCCCTCGGCCTCGAGCTTGGCCACAAGTTCGCCACGGGCCGCCCGCTGCTCCGGAGTCCACTTGTTGGCCCGTGCAGCCTGGGCTCCGAAACCCTTGCCGTACTTCTCCGGATCGGCATTGACGGCCTGCTGAAATGCAGTGAGTTCCTTCTTCGACGTCTCTGCTGGAGCAGCAGCTGCGGTCGGAGCGGCAGGTGCCGAAGGTGCCGGACCACCATCCATGGATCGCTTTCCAGCAGGCGCTTCCGCCGCAGCAGGAGCAGCCGGAGCAGTGGCTTCCTTGGGACCTGCATCCATGGGCCGCTTGCCCTGGCTCTTGCGAGCCTCTTCGGGAACCGCCACGCGCTTGGCCGTCTCGAAACCGGGCGAGGCCTGCTTTACGGGAGACTCCGGCTTCGGAGCGGCAACCTCGGTCTCGCCGACCTTTGCGGAACCCACCTCGCCTGCGCGGGGCTTGCGGAACGTCAGCCTGTCGGAGCGGATCTTGCCTCCGCCCGCCGTGATCAATGACGAGTGCGCGTTCGAGATCTGCGTGTCGATCCCCTTCGGGACCGTCGTCGCCTTCAGCTGATCCTTGATCGTGTCGAAGCGCTTGATGTCGTCGTCCATGTCCGGAAGCGACGTGAGGCCGGACTGCTTGAAGGCCTCGTGAGCCATTGCCAACTCACCCAGTTTGTTACGGGTGGCCGTCGGCAGCGAGAGCGCCCTCTCCCCGAACGTGCTCCGAAGAACCCGATTCTGCACTTCAGCCGTGGAACGTCCCCAGTCTTCCTTGAAGTTCTTGGCCCGAAGTCCCTTGATACGGTCCTCGGGTGAACCCTTTTGCCTGAGTTCCTTCACTTCCTGACCATCGCCGTCGTAAGCGTCGACGATCTCCCCGTCCTTCACCGTCTTCTTGGAAAGACCCTCGATCGTGGGGGTCTTGCGGGCGTTGCGCTTGATGGCGTCCATCCGCTCCAGCTGTTCCTTGCGGGACGGCTTCGGGGTTCCGGCGGGCTCGGGAGTCTCGGCGGGAGGAGGGGCCTTTCCGGATTCGACGGCCTTGCGCTGCTCGAGTTCCTTGCGGGCAGCCTCGAGTTCGGCCTTCTCCTTCTCCGCTGCCGCGCTGGTCTCGGCGGCCTTCGTGTCCGGAACGAACGGTTTCTCGCCCGGAGCGGCCACGAGCTTGCCGTCCTTGTTGACGGAGATGACGTTCTGCTCCAGGAGCCCGCGCAGCGTGGCGGCCACTTCCTTGTTGGTTCCGGCCGCCTTGACGAGATCGTCGAGCGTGGCCTGCGTCAAGGCCCCTGCGCCCCACTCGTCGTTCAGCTTCTCGAGAAGGGCTTCGATGTTCTGCTTCTTCGCCATGGTCAGCCTCCGATGTATCCGGCGAGTTCGGCAAGCCGACGCTCAGCCTCGTTGAGTCCGCGCAACCGTCCCTCCGCCTCGATCTGCGGCTCGAGCCGCCCGAGGTTCTCCTCGACGCCGAGGGCATCGAACACGGACTGGACCTTCTGACGGCCGAGGCCCTGAAGCATCTGCCCGTACTGCTCCGGGCGCAGGAACTGCAGCCGGGGATCGGCCTGGATGAGCCGTGCGCTCAGGGCCTGGATCTCCTCCTGCGACATGCCCATGGTCTCGAGCTCCTGCACCAGGTTCTGCAGCTCGGTGCTCTGGCCCATGCCGTAGGCGATCTCCGCCTTGCGGACCACCCCGGACATGTCGCGCTTGGACATGTCGCTGATGGGTCGTCCGGCCACGCGGGTCATCATCTCCTTGTCGTTCAGCACACCCTGGATCATGTCCTGCACGGTGTCCAGGCCCTTCAGGCTTTCGTCGAGAAGCTGGATCTCGGGAGCGTCACCCCCACTGGCCTGGTAGCTCGCGAGCGCCTCGCCACGGTTCATGCTGATGGTGTCGAGGCCGTCGAAGAGCGCCATGATCTGCTCGTCGCCCATGCCGAACTGTCGCATCTTCGCGATGTTCGACGCGATCCGCTCGCGGGTCTGTACCTGGTCGACGCCACGCGCACGGGGATCGAGACCCGCAAGGATGCCTGCATACGTGACGGCCTCGGCGGCGGCTGCTGCAGCTCCGGCCTTCTCCGCACCCTCAAGACCGAACGCAGGACCGTTGAGGTCGATCGCGTTGTGCACGATCGAGGTCGCCATCGCGCTGCCGTTCTTCATGAACTCGGTGGCACGTCGACGCGCGAGATCGGCGTCCCCGGTGCTGCCGAAGAACTTCTGCACCTCGTCTGTTGCGGTCTTCAGAACCATGAAAGACGGGTCAATACCCATCTGCTGAAGTCCACCTTCGGCGGTTCTTTGTCCGGATTCAGACACGTAGGTATCCAAGGCCCGGTTGATCTCGTTGAGGAAGCCGCCTTCCAGTTGGTCCTTGGTGACCGCGTACTGGTATCCCGACAGCACGGCCTGATCCGCGATGCTGCGACGCTCGCGAAGAGCCTCCTGGTAGGCGGTCATCCTCGCCTTCACTTCCCCAAGACGGTCCTGACGGACACCCTGTGCCAGCCCCATGCCGATCTCGGCGGCCCCGATCATCTCCTCCAGGTTGGCCGCACCCATCTGAAGATCACGGCGCTTGGCGCGGAACTCCTTGAGGCGGGGATCGTCCGACTTCATCGCGGCGATCTCCTGCTCGTTGCGGGCCAGGTCCATGTCGAGCTGCTTCATCTTCATGGAGATCAACCGCTCGAGCCTCGCCTGCTCCCTGTTGAAGCCCATCGTGGCCTCGAACTGACCCTGCTGCTGGCCCATCTCGGCCTGCGCCATGCGCTCCCGGCTCGCGTTGAGCTTCTCGTAGTTCTCGGCTTCCGCCTGCAGGCCACGCTCGAACTGCTGGCCCTGCTGCGCCATCTTCTGGCGCTCCAGACCCATCTGCTGCTGGGCGAGGGCGAAGTCCATCTTGGCCCGCTGGTTCTGCGATGCGAGGCCGAGGGCCTGGGTTCCGGCCGCAAGGCCTCCGAGGAACTGGTCGGTGTTGCTGGGAATCGCGCTCATGCGAAGGCTCCGAAGTTAGGCACGGCGATGTTCTCGATGCCGGGCGTGGTCGCTCCCGCCAGGTAGCCGCTCAGGCCTGCGAACATGCTCACGAACTGCTGGGGATTCTGCCGGATCATCTCGGCAACCGACTGACGGCCCTGCATCTCGAACAGCACCGACTGCTGCATCGCGCTGGCCATCGCGTTCTCTCCGGCCATGCGGATGTTCGCACCGAGCTCGCGGACCTGCTGGCCCAGCTGCTGGTTCATCTGCATCGCCTGCAGGGTCTGGCCCCCGAACGTCGTACCCATCTGGCCACGGAGCTGGCCGCCGGACAGCGTCTGCTGGGCCTGCGACTGCCGGAGTCCCGCGAGGTTGCCCTGCATCGAGGCGATCTGCTGGTTCATGTTGCTGAAGATCCCGGTCACCGACTGCGTGACCTGGTTGCTGACGTCGCCCATCAGCTGCTGCTTGAGAGCCGCCTTCTCCGCCGGGTTGGCGTCGAGCATGTCGATCTCGGCCATCCGGCTCTGGGCGCTCTGCCGCATGCCGAAGGCCGCGTTGGCCGCATCCTGGGCGCTGGTGTCCCGGAACTCGCCGATGGCCTTCTCGTAGCCGGACACGGCCGCAGCCGCCTGCTGGTTGGCTGCCGCGATGTCCTGGCCCACCTGGCCCATCTGCTGGTCGCGGAACGTCTTGAACTCGTCGAAGTCCCGCTGGCTCTGCGCGGCCCCACGCTCGACGCCTGCCGCGATCTGCTGCAGATTCGCCCGCTGCTGGGCCGCCGACCCCTGCAACGTGCCGATGCCCCGCTGCAGCGCCTCCTCGGTCAGCCCCGTCTGCTGCTGACCCTGCTGGAACATCTGGTTCATCGCGCCCTGCTGGTTCCGCATGTCCGTCGCCATCGCGTTCGCCAGCTGCTGCTGCATGTTCACGGCCTGCGGATCCGGACCGCCGAACTGGAACGTCGTCCCGGGGGACCTTCGGCCTCCGTACTGAGCCGCGATGCCCATGGTGCCCCCTGCCCTCGGCACGAACTCCCGTCGACCACGCATCGCCTGCGGGGCCTGGATCGGGGCCTGGGCCATGCCACCCCCACTGGATCCCATGCGCTGGCCCATGCCTCCGGGCACCCCTGGACGGGAACCGGGGCTGCCACCACCCTGCCGGAAACGGGACGAGGCCATGCGCCGGGCGGCGTTGCCGAAGCCGGACGGACCGAAGTTGGAGAACGCGGACAAGGGGTCTTGGTTGGAGTTGAACTGGCTCATCAGCTTCCTCGAATGTGGGAGGACCTTTCGACCGAGGTGATCGACCCGCGCACGATACACCCGAGCAGCCGGAAGTCGAGATCCGGGCACAGGATCCGGATGCCCGGCGTCAGGGAGTTGCCCTTCACGCCGTAGCGCCCGTCTGAAGAATCGGATCCGAAGGCCGCGTACACCATGCCTTCGTCGTCTTCCACCGACGAGTACAGCTCTCCAGCGGTGGTCTTGGTGAGGGCCACCCTGGACGGGTCTTCCTCGACGCCCGAGTACACCAGCCCGGAGAATCGGGCCATCGGTGCGCCAGCGGTTGCCGCATCGTTCTTGTAGGGATCGGAGACGTCGCTGAATGCGGCGCCGATGCTGCTGATCACCTTCATCCGGAAGAAGTCCGCGTTCGAGAACACCATGCCCTGCTCGTTCTCGAGGCCGATCGGATGCCCGGCCCACTCGAACACGATCGGGCTCACCGCGAAGACGTCTCCGACCTTGACCGAGGTGATCCACGATGTGGACCCGGTCGTGTACTCGGGATACACGAACGAGGACGTGTTGTACATGACGCGAACCTTCTTGCCGATGTCGTTCGGATTCTGCGTCGACCACACCAGGTACATGTAGCCGAACTTCCAGGCATCGGTGCCGACCGTGGTGTTGGCCGAGGAAAACTGGAACGACTTGTTGATGTTGTCCCAGGTGCTGGTGGCCACGAGACGGGCGTCCCCGTCGAAGTCGAGCGTGGTCAGCCGCCTGAATCCGATCAGCGACGGGAACCCGGTCTGCACGGTCTTGACCGCGTTGACATCGACCACGTACACGCGCGGTCCGTCGAAGCTGTTGTAGCCAGCGGGGGTGCCAGGGCGATTCTCCTGGTTGTTCTGCAGGAAGAACGCCCTTCGGCATAGGTCGTTGGAGGCCTCGAGTCCGGAGGTCCAGTTGATCGGCCAGGATCCCTGGGCGCAGTGGTTGAAGTTCGCGTCCTTGACCTTGGTGGTCTTTCCGGTCGAGAACCACAGGATGTAGCTCTCGAACTGCACCGGGTTGTGCACGAACAGGCAGTTCATGTAGGGGTCGTAGGCGACCTGCACGGACGACAGGTCGTTCTTCCACTCGCGCACGATCACCGAGTTGATGTTCCGGATCTCGTCGAGCTGTCCCTGCATGTCGACGCTCTTGAGGCCGTGGCTCGTCACGAAGTACGCCGACGAGCCCACCGAGTCCACGGCCTTCGGATTCACGATGCCGTAGCCCTCGTGCATCTCGGTGACCTTGATGTACGGGCCGCTCTTGCGGACGTGGTACACCTTGTCCCTTGACAATCCGATCACGTTGGAACCGACCTTCGCGAACCGCACCACCTCGTTGCTGGGCACGGTCGGGTTGTATCGGTTGAACGGCGGGAACAGCTCCGGGCTCATGTCCATCAGGCTGGACCACCTCATCTCGCCGAGTCCGCGCACGACGTCGGTGGTCCGGTCCAGCTCCGTCGTCGACGCCGGGGGGACCTCCACCTTGGACACGAGCATCGTGTTCTGGTGGAACATCGCGGTTCCGCCGAACGGCATCTTCTCGTCGAAGACGCTGCGGTCCACATACGGATCCTGGTACACCAGCTGCTTGTCCTCCAGCTGGTAGAAGTACATCGCATGCCGCGTCGTGGTCGCGTCTCCGAACGTGCGCCCGGTTCCGTTGAGGCAGGTGTGGTAGTCCGACAGCTGGATGATCGCGTCAAGGAACGGAAGCCCGGCGATCATGGTGCCGCCCGCATCCTGGATCTTCACGCTGCGGTACACGTACATCATGTCGTACTTGCTCGAGTCGTACACGACCTCGATGCCGATGTAGTGGTCCTGCTTCGTGCTGATGGTGTTGCCGCCCTCGGTGCGGACCGCCATGAAGTCCTCGCTCCGCACCTGCGCCACGGAGCTGAACGCGCTCTTCCTTCCCGTCTTCGAGTTCACGAGCACGTATCCGAAGCTGTAGTCGCCGGGCTCGAACTTCCGGGCCTGGAACCTGTGCTCCGTCGTGAAGGTGCCCACGGAGCTCTGGTACAGGAACCCGGTGCAGTCGGTCCTCTTGACCTGGACCTTCCACTGGTACTTCTTGCCGTATGCCAGGCGCTGGTTCGGGAACAGCGAGGCCGGGGAGTACGACGTCGTGGTCAGCCCTGTGACGACGCAGTGGTTGTCGATGTTGCCGAGGCCGTCCTCGATGAGGAACACGTCCCAGCGCACGTTCGCGTTCAGCGCGGTGCCGCTCGGGTAGTACGACGTCCAGTCGAGCTTCGGCGTGACGCTGACTCCCGTCTGCCTGTTCGCCGGATTCAGCAGCTGCGTCAGGATCCCGACCCCGTCGGTGCATGCCCCACCAGTCGCGCCATGGGTGTACGGGCTGCCGGGCTGGGTCACCGCTCCGGCCGCAGGCACGGTGTCGTTGTAGCAGATGCCCGTCGCCTCGTTCGGGAACAGGTTCTCCGCCGAGTACGGATCGCTGTCGACGAGCACGACCTGTGCGCTGGCCGGACGACCAGTCGCCAGGTTCGTGAACGACCCGGGTGCGATGCCCCGTTCCGGGCTCAGCAGCGTCGGCTGCATTCCCGGCCCCGGGATCGTGCCGCTGCCCGTGAGCCCGATCACAGTGGGGGTGAGGAACACCTTGTTGGTGTACGTCACCGTCAGCTTCGGACGGATCGAGTAGTTGGGCTGGGTCCTTCCGGCGAGCGACAGCAGGAGCCCTCCGGTCGTGCCGCGCACGATCACATCGGTCTTCCGCGTGAACGCCTGCGAGGCTCCGGTGATGGCCCGCTCCACGATCGTCGTGGCATCCCACGAGACCCTGCCGAGGAAGCCCACCCCCACTGTATTGCTGACCTGGTACGTCGCGTCGTAGCTGCCGCCAGCCGTGCTCCACGCGGTCGCGGTGGCACGGTTGTTCCAGGTCACCTGCGACTCGTTCCACAGCACCGACGTCGACGACGGATCCGTGATCGGAGCGGTGATCAGGGTCCCTGACGCCGAGAGCGTGTTGCCAGTGACCGTAACCTCGAGCGTGGCGGACTCCACGATCTTTCCGGTCTCGGCCGACGTGTCGAACCGTAGGAACGCATTCTTCGTCGGCGTACCACTTGCGACCTCCAGCGTCAGCGGCTGCGTGGACTCGTAGTTGGTGGTTGCGGCCGCCGAGTTCACGAAGGCGTCGGCCTCGCAGGCGTACTCCTTGGTGCGGCTGGCCTCGATGTAGAAGAGCGCGGGGCTGCGACCCTCGACGAACGAGTACACGAACCGTCCGGCCACCTGCACGTCGAACTGCTTGGTCGCCGACACGCCCTGCATCAGCATGGTGCAGTAGGTCCACGTCAGGTTGACCGAGTCCCAGTAGTCGATGAAGACGTCCGCGAAAGCAGGGGCGGCAGGACGCACGGCCCGGTACACGAAGCCGTAGCCGTAGTGCTCCGAACCGATCCGGAAGTCGACGGGCTTGAGGTCGATCACCTGCGACTTGTAGGTGTGGTTCGCCTGGTTCTTCAGCTGCGACATCGTGTGCACGAGCTGGTAGCCGGGGAACGGCTTCAGGCCACCCTCGCTACGGCCGTCCACCCCGGTCATCTCGCTCGAGTAGCCGCGCTGCACCCCGGGGCGCTCGATGCGCTTGTCGAGCGTCGTCTCCATCACGGGGTAGGACCAGTCGGTCTTCATCTCGGCCATGGTTCAACCTTTCGGTTCCTCGAGCGGAACCCTCTTCGCAGCCAGATTATCCCATGCCCCGGTGGGGCACTTCGCCTCCGGCATCGTCGCCTTGATCGTCAGCTCCGCCCGTCCACGCTCCCCGCAGCCGCAGGCCGTGCACCAGCCCAGCTTGCCAGCCTCGTTCGCCCGCTTGAGATTCTGACAGCCGTTGCAGATCTCCAACCGATCGCGGTACTGATCCGCAGGCACGGGTCCCTTGACCACCCTGCTGATCTCCGCCTTCGCCCAGCTCAGCGCCTTCGACACGAACCCCGGCGCCGCCTTCTTCACTTCCTTCAGTTCCTGGGTCCTCCGTTCCTGGCGGGCCTGCTGGAACTTCGCCACATGCTCCCCGTCCTTCATGTCCGGCAGGTTCAATGGCACGAATCGCCGCATCGAACACGCCGAACACCGGGCCTCGAACGCCGGAGTCCTTCCGATCCTCGGATGCCTGCACGTTCCGTCGTTGTCCCAGAAGCACTTCATACGATGTCGAACCCCCACGTGATCGCGTGCTCCGTGGTCCCCGTGAAGCTTGGGAAGTCCGGACACACCAGCTCCACGTCCCCGCAGACCACCGAATCCACCGTGGACGTGACGAACTGCCCGGTAGCCTGATTGACCCACACGCACTGCTCGGACTGGACCGACGCAGGGTACGTCCTGGTGCAGCAAAACGGGTAGCTGTGTCCGGTGGTGTCTCCGTACTGGTACACGACCTTCTTATCCCGATAAGTCCTGTCGAGAGGGGTGCAGTAGTCGGCCACGCCGCACATGTTCAACAAGCTTATGAAGTTGAACGGGTCAAGAGAGAAGCCCATCACAAGGCCAGAGCTCGGGGGATACAGATTGAACAGTGGAGCCCCGATGGACGGCGGATTCGGAAGGTACATCATGCCCGAGGGATGATCCCCAATGAAGCCGTTGCCGGAGTCGCAAGGCGTGATCGGATCCTCGAACGTCGACGACGACATGCAGTTTCCGGAACCGATGATCACCCAAGGGTCGATGGACGGCAGGTTCACGTTGTACGACGTGCTACACGCTTCGGCCGGGGCACTGCAGCCCTTGTTCATGCAGGGACCCATGCAAAGGTCGTGCGTGTGCACCCCCACTGAAACCTGGTTCGGGTTGGGGTTGAAGATCAGGATCGGACGATCGCACTCCGTGTCGCACTCGCGCTTGCAGGAGATCGTGATCACGGAACCCGGCACCCAGTGCGACTGATGCTCGTTGCACCAGGCCGCATTGCTCTGGAGCCCGGTGTTGATCAACAGCCCAGCCTGGTTGTACTGGGCGGGGCGGCCCTGCAGCGTCACGTTCCAGACCCACGACCTCTCCTGTATGACCTTGACGAGGATATTGGCCGCAGGCTTCGGACCGAATCCGTCGCATGCGTTCTCGTCCGCCCATGCCTCCTGGAACTCCTCGCAGTTCCAGAAGAAGCATTCGTGTCTTCCAGTGCTGGAACCGTCGCACGTGAACTGGTTGCTCCTGCAGTAGTTGGCGTCCGTGCACGTGCAGAACCCTGTGTTGATGTCATAGACACCCAGGGATACGGCGCAAGGACATGCCGAACGCAGACACTCGTTGTTGTACTGGCCGTCGTACTCAGCTTGAGCCCCAACCGATGGAGAATCAATGGTGGTAGCTTCGTAGGTGCCGTCGCCGTCAAGGTCGAAGCGGAAGTGTCGATCACAGATCTGGTAGTCATTTTGAAGGCCAGTGGTCCCGTTACCTGCGGTGCCATCGGTCGGGACATCGGATCCGCCGACGGACCAGATACGCTGGATGTACTCGTAGGAGAAGTCGCAGGAGTTCGCGTAGTAGCGGTACGTGGCGCAGCTGCTTCCGGTGCGCTGCACCGTCGCCGTGATGGACCAGTGGATCTCTCCCGTAGTTATCGTCTGGTTCGACGGACTGAACGTCTCCTGCTCGATCCAGCTTCCGGTGAGCACGATCGTGAACGGCGTCGACGGACTGCAGGCCCAGAAGTCGCAGCAGTCGGGACAGCTCTGCTTCTGGCAGCAGCACCCGGAGGAGACCACGCTCATGTGCAGTTCACCTGGAGCGGATTGACCATGTGGAACCAGGGAACCCCGGCCTCGTCCATGAACATCGGCACCCGGGCCCCGACGGGGATTGCCAATCTGGTGAGCGTGGCACCCGTGGGCGGGACGTTGCCTCCGTTGTTGGCGACGCTGTACTCGTGCTCGTTGATGGCGAGGCCGGAGACGCCGCTGGTCCTCGGGTTGGTGCGGGCCGTGACCTCGGTCCAGCCGTACTGGTAGTACGTCGGGGAACCCGGCAGCGGCGATGTCAGCGGCGCGGACACCGAGGTGATCTGGGCCTTGAACATCGTCTGCGACGGACCGTAGCCGCAGTCGCAGCCGGAACCTGATCCGCCCGTGCCACCCCCACTGGTCGCGCCGCACGTGTCGGCAAGGCACTCGTCGATGCCGAAGTACAGGCCGTTGGGATCCTGCAGGCACTTGCCGGAGACGCACGAGTAGCGGATGCGCTCCTCCGGCCCCACGGGTGGAACCGATTCAGGGTTGGCCGTACCGGAGACGGCCGATGCCGCCGGGTTCGAGAGCACCGTGAAGAACGGCGTCGAGAATCCGCCGGACCCGTCGGAGATGGGCCCGAAGAAGGAGGAGGCCAGCGACGGACCCGTGAGCTCCGGCACCGTGCCCGGCGCCGAGTACGGCATCACGTCGAAGAACTTCAGTGGGGGTGCCACCGTCACGACCTGGAACCCGAGGTTGATCCGGTTCGTGAGGGAACCGGAGAACGTCGGCAGGATCTGCTCGAACTCGCGGTTCGCGGTGTTGAGGAGTTCGTCGTTGGCCATCAGAACACGAAGAGGTTCATGTTGTCGACGGTGCCCCCGGTGAACCGCTTGCCGGACCGGGAGTTCATGTTGCCGAGCGTGTCGTGCGCGGTCTTGATGGCCTGGCGGTACGAGACCATCAGCGCCTGCATGTGCGCCTGGTTGATCTTGCGTCCGACTCCGGCCCGCATGGCGGCGCTCAGCGAGATGGCGTCGATCATCGGTTCCATCAGGAACGGAACCACCTCGTAGCTGTAGGACCCGGCCGCATTGACGGCGGCGGTCCTCAACGTGCACACCCGCGTGGACACGTTGTACGCGGACACCGTGCATTCGTCGGTGACGTTGGAGCCGAACACGCGCAGGTAGCAGCCGACGTAGGCGTTCTCGCGCTTGTCGAGCATGCCGACCGTTACCGACGACGGAAGCGTGAAGGTGCCGTTGGCGTTCAGGGTTCCCGAGCTGGAGGAGACGTAATGGGCCGCGACGTCGCCGGACGGAACGTACAGGATCGTGTACGTCTTGGTCTCGGTCGGGCACG